CCATCTTTGCAAAATAGAAGAAGAGAATTATTAATGAATATAAATTCAGTAACAGTGGAGATTTCATAATGGCTATAACTTACGCAGATTTTTTAACACAAGTAAGAAACTATACAGAAGTAAGTAGTAATGTTTTAAGTGATACTCTTATACAAGATTTTATTAGATCGGTAGAATTGGATGTAGCAGGCAAAGTTGATTATGATGATTTAAGAAAATACTCTACTTCTAATTTTACATCAGGTAATAGATACGTAAGTTTACCTGCTGATTTAACAATTATGAGATCTGTTCAAGTGATTGATGGATCAACGAGAACTTTTTTAGAAAAAAGAGATACAAGTTTTATTTCTGAATACAATAACAATGCTGCTACAGGTCTTCCTAAATATTGGGCTAACTGGGATGATTTTAATATATTAGTAGCACCTATACCAGATTCTGCATACACTGTACAAATCAATTACATTACAGATCCACCACAGTTTACATCCTCTAATAATACGTTCTTATCTACATATCAGGAATCTATGTTATTACATGGTGTCTTAGCTGAGGCTTTTAGATATTTAAAAGGTCCTATGGATATGTACAAGCTATATAATGATAAGTATAATGAAGAAGTACAGAATTTTGCCCTACAACAAATGGGGAGAAGAAGACGTGCAGAATACGATGATGGGGTACCTAGAATACAGATACCTTCACCATCGCCAAACACATTATTAAAATAAGGAGAATAATTATGGCTATAACAACTAATGCAATTTGCAATTCATTTAAAAAACAATTAATGGGTGGTGAGCATGATTTTGATAGCGCAGGTGGAGATACATTCAAATTAGCAATGTATGTTTCTACTGCTACATTAGGAGCATCAACTACTAACTATTCATCATCTGGCGAAGTAACTTCACCGGCAGGATACTCTGCAGGTGGAAAAGCTTTGGTAAACTCAGGAGTTAAAGTATCTTCTGGTGTGGCGATCACAAATTTTTCAGATCTATCTTTTACTGGAGTTACATTAACAGCTAGAGGTGCTTTGATTTACAATACAACAACTGACGGTGGTACTGGTACTACTGAAGCAGTTGCTGTTTTAGATTTTGGAGCAGACAAGACTGCAACATCTGGAACATTCACAATCCAGTTCCCTGCATTCACAACTTCTGCTGCGATTTTAAGAATTGCGTAATAAGGATATAAAATGATATGGCCGTTGGATGTATTAAAAATTGTTATAAAAAAACTTGGTATAATCTAAGTAAGCTTTTTTTTCGTCCAACGGAATATCAAATAATACACCCTATATTTTTACTGGAGTTAAGTTATGACTACAGTAACTAATTATATAAATTATTCTCAACAAATAGATCAATGGCCTGGTTTAAATACTACAGTTGATACTGGTATATCTGATCCTAACGGAGGTACAGATGCCCAAAGAATAAATTTTAATGCCTCAGGATCCTACAGAATTATTAATTCGGATACCCCTATTAATATAGGAGAAACAGCCACAGGATCTATTTGGGTAAGAAATCCAACAAGTACCTCAGCAAACATAGGTGTTGCTAGAAAAGTTGGTATAGGATCTTTTGAAAGAACTTTAAAAGCTGTTCCATTAACTTCTGAATGGACAAGAATTGAAGTTACTCACACATATGCAAATAACCAATCGGGTTCAAGATTTGATATAACTGCAAATTCAGGTTCGATTGAAGTTTTTGGTGCTCAACTTGAATATAATGTTCCTCAAGCATCTAATTATTATGTTTTAACAACCACAGACGCTCCAAGAACAGTAGACTTAGCTACTTTAACTTCTGGGTGGGGAGCTAAAACATGGGGCGAAGAAACTTGGGGCGATCTAAGTAACGCCACTGCCTCACCCAGCGGAATATCAGCAACTACATCAATCGGTTCATCAACAACACAGGCTAACGCTAATGTTGATGTAACAGGATCACAACTCACATTTACAAACGCAGGTGCCGTTGGAGGTACTTCTGTTCAATTCTCTGTAACCGGTATTCAAGCAACTCTTTCTATTGGAGAAGAAGATATTTCAAGAGGTATTCAACAAGATGTTACTGGTTCACAATTAACCTCTACAACGGGTTCAGTTACAATCGATGATCAATTCTTAATTGGTTCTGGATGGGGTAGAGATGCTTGGGGATCAATGGCATGGGGTGATGCTTACTCAGTTCAATTAGTAGGTATTTCAATGACGGCTTCTATGGGAGAAGAAGCAGCAGGTACGGATGTTGTTGTTGCAGTAAGTGGTAATCAATTAGATATAACTTATGCTAATCCTTCATTCTCAATTCAAATTGATCAAGATATATTTGTCATAGCATCTGAAGATCAATTAGATGGCTCTTTAGGTTCTCTAACATTAACTGGAACTGCAACAGTAGATGTAACTGGTATTGAATTATCAGGTTCTGTAGGCCAAGCTGTAGGGGGTACAAAAACTCCTGTAGATGTAACTGGAATACAGGCTACAATGACTTTAGGAGACTTTACTTTAGTACAGTCTACTAATGAACCAGTCACTGGCCAACAGTTAACTTTAGCACTAGGAGAAGCAGTAGAAATACCTGCTCAAATTGTTGGAGTTTCTGGTATACAATTGACTTCATCTATAGGTTCAGTTACAGTGGTTGGAACTTCAGTGGTACAACCAACTGGAATTTCAGCTAGTTTCTCAGTAGGACAAGTAAATGTTACACCTTGGCAGGAGATTAATCTAGGAGTAAACAATGTTTGGACTGAGGTTGATTTGGCTGCATGATTAAGGTAAAATTATAATTATTTAGGAGAAATTTTTTATGACATCTAGTTATTCTACAGATCTAAAACTCGAACTAATGGTAACTGGCGAAAACGCTGGTACATGGGGAGATAAAACAAATACAAACTTAAATTTAATTCAACAAGCAATTGCAGGTTATGAGTCAATAACAATTACTGATTCAGCTACAACTGCTTTAGTAATGTCAAACGCTGCATTATCGAATGCACGTAACATGATTATTAAATTTGCAACTATCACTTTAACTGGTGCAACTACTGTAACTATTCCAGATGGAATTGAAAAATTTTATATTTTTGATTGTAGTGCTATAACTGATGCAAACAATCTTACAATTAAAACTGCTTCTGGTTCTGGTTTCTCTCCAACTACTGCTGGAGCTGCAAGTCCAAAAATTTTCGCAGCTTATTCAGATGGAACTAATCTTACAGAAATTTCTTTAAACACTTTAGGTGGAACTATAGGTACTGCTCAAATAGAAGCTGGAGCAATCACATCGCCTTTAATAGCACAATCTAATGTTACTACTGCAAAACTAGCAGCATCAGCTGTTACTGGAAATAACATAGCTCAATCTACAATTACACAAGCTAAACTTGCTACAAACTCAGTTGGTCCAGATCAATTAATTTCAACTGGAGTCACTGCTGCAGAGTACACTGTTGCAACAATTACTGTTGATGCTGACGGAAGAGTTACTGCTGCATCTTCTGGAACTGCTGGTGGTAATAACATGCTAACTCAAGTTTTTAATACAGGCCCTGCTTCGGGATCTTTTACAACTGGATCTGGAGCTACTAAGTATCAAGCTTTTGCTGCCGGTGGAGGCGGAGGCGGAGGTGCTCGTGGATCCTCAAGTCCTCAGTTAGGAGGAAGTAATGGAGGAACAGGTGGTTGGGGTTACTATGCAGGCCCTATATCAGCATCCACTCCTTATTCTTGGTCAGTAGGAGCAGCAGGGAATGGTGGAAATGATAATAGTAATACTGGAAACCCAGGCAATCCTGGTGGAAACACAAACGTAACTAACTTGTTTACTGTTAATGCTGGTAATGCTGGTAATGGAGCTTCTCCAGGACCTACTCCTGGAAACCCAGGAAACCCAGGAAATGCCCCAGGAGCAACTTCAACTAACTATAGCCGTTCAATTTTATTCGGTGTTTCACCTGGTGTAGGTTTTAATGGAAATCAAAAGAACATCCCATCTTATGGAGCAAATCCAGGTGGTGCTGGCGCATTGTGGATAACAACTAATGATCAAGCATAATGGAGTATAGAATATGGCTTATGTAATTATAAATCAAAATATGTTATACAAAATTGCAGCTGATGATACAGCTAAATCTAATTTAAATATAAATGAATCAGATTATGAAATAGTAAATATATCTGATGCAGATTTTAATAAAATTAAATTAGGCATAGGTAAACTTGAGTATTCTAACGGTTCTTACTCTGTTGTTGATATTGAAAATGGAAATATAATTACAAGTGAGAAAAATTTAATATCTATAATAGATAACTATGTTAGATTTTTTGATAATTGGTTAACTAATAATTCAGGAAATGTAAATTATAATAAAGTATTAAATTTTTGTAATTTTTTAAAATCATTTGATACATCTCAGTTTAGTTATCCGACAAATCATACTTTTGAACAATACTTAAACGATAATTCAATTGATTTTATAACTCCTTTACAAATTTAATATTTAGAATATAACATGTTTTATGTTCGAAAAAGTATTAACGTTTATAGCGGGTGAAGAATATTTAGAAAAAAATGAATTTTTACCAGAACCAATAAAATTAAATATTCCAGATTGGTTTAAAAAACTAAAACATCTCCCTGAATTTAAAACTGTAAAAGGTTGTATGCCTTTTTTAGACACGCTTACAACTGGATATCTTTTAAAAACTCCATTAGATTTTAGATTATTGCATAATGCAACAAAAGAAGGAGAAAGAGTTTCTGATTTTTATACAACTTTACAAAAAAGCAATTTAGATAGTTTTAATTTTTACAATTTAAATGCTAGTCCACAATATCATCCTTATCAACAATTAGGAAAAGAATGTCCTTACGTTAATAAAAATAAAGATTTGCCAATCCATAAAATTTTAAATCCTTGGATTATAAAAACACCTCCAGGTTATTCATGTTTGTTTGTTCCGCCTTTAAATAATAGTGATGATCGATTTTCAATTATACCTGGAATTGTAGATACTGATACATTTCCTAGCCAAGTAAATTTTCCATTTGTTGTAAATGGTGATAAACATCCTGTTTTAGATACCATCATTAAAATAGGAACACCTTATGTTCAAGTTATACCTTTTAAAAGAGATAATTGGAAAATGAAAATTGAAGGGATTTCTCAAAAAAATTATTTGAAAGAAAGATTTTTTCAAGAATTAAAAATTATTAACAACTACAAGGAAAAATGGTGGAATAAAAAAACATGGAAGTAATTAAACCTAATTCTAACTCTTTAAATAATTACATAAGAATTTATGATAATGTTGTTCCAGAACAAGTTTTGGAAACCTTTACTAAAATTTGCAAAGAAAGACTTACTTATGAGGATGGTTCAGTAGTAGGTACAGACAACCCAGTTGTAGACAAAAAAATAAGAAATACAAAAATATGGGATTTAAAAAATATAGATGAAGAAAGTTTAACTAGTGTACACTGGTGTAATTTTTATGGAAGTATATTTGAAAATTATTTTAGAAGATATTTTAATGAATTAAATGTTAATGATCCTTTTAGATTGCTTACAATCCAAGTTTTAAAATACAATGTTGGAGGTCATTATAAGTTTCATGTGGATCACGGTTTAAGTATACCAAGAACACTATCTTCTATTTTTTTAGTTAACGATGATTATGAAGGAGGTGATTTAATGTTTCAAACAACATCAGCTGATAAAAATTTAACAATAAAAAAAATTAAAAATAGACTTATAGTTTGGCCAAGTAATTTTTTATTTCCTCATTCTGTTCAACCCGTAAGTTCTGGAGAAAGGTATTCAATAGTAGCATGGGCATTATAGGAAAAGATTTTAAATTTAAAAAAATAAATAATTTTTTAACAAACGAAGAAATTAATTTATTAAAAAATTATTGTGAAATAAAACACAGATTAAATAGAACAGACTTCGATATATTACAAAATAATAATGGGGATACTTATTTTTATGGTGATCCTCTTATGGATTCTCTTATGTTAAGCAAAAAACCCTTAATGGAAATTGAAACAGGTAAAAAACTATTACCTACTTATTCTTTTTGGAGAATGTACACAAAATATGCAGATTTAAAAAAACATACAGATCGTCCCTCTTGTGAAATAAGTGTTACTGTCCATATTGGTAGTGATGGAACTTCATGGCCTATTTATATTGAAGATAAACCTATTGAAACTAAACCAGGAGATGCTATTATATATCTTGGTTGTGAGCTTTCACACTGGCGTGAACCGTTTCAAGGAGACTGGCAAGCTCAAACTTTTTTACACTATGTAGATAAAGAAGGAAAATATAAAGATTATTATTTAGATAAAAGAATTTATTGGGGTATTGAAAAATGAATTTTAGACAAAAAGAAGATGGCTCTTGCGATATAAACTTTGATTATAATGAAATTAAAATTATTAAAAAACATAAAAAAATACATTTAAGTGCTTTGTCTCTTAGACATTTTGGTAACTGTTTAATGAAAATGGTTATGAATTTTTATGAAAAATTCCCAGACGAAATAAAAAAAATAGAAACCACACAATCTAGTAAAGTCCAGGGAGAAAAACCAAAAGATGTTTAATGTAATAAATAATTTTATAGATAATGAAAATTTTTTTAAAATACAAAAAATTATAACTAATAATAATTTTCCTTGGTTTATTTCTGATAAAGATACTTTAACGTTTTCACACATTTTAATAGATAAAATTGATGATAAAGTATCTATAAATTCAGATTTCTTTGGTTTTATAACAGAAGATATAATTAAAAAATTACAGATACAAAAAATTAATTTTTGTCAATTAACTTTATTTGCAAGAAACAAATCTAATAAAGAATTTTCTAATAATTCTGATTTACAAAATGTTTCATTAAATAAAAAAGCTATATTTTTTTTAAATACTTCTAATGGCTATATTGAAACATTAGAATCTAGGTTAGAAGCTCAAGAAAATAGAATATTGATTTATAATATAAGGACACCTTTTAAATTATATACTCAAACAGACACTGATTACATGGTTGTTTTAGAAATAGACTATCTTTAACCTAACACTTAAATAAGGTATAATACCGTATGCCTTTAACAAACGTACAGATAAGATCAGGGTTTAACAAACAAGTTACAGAAACAGGAGCCGAAGGGCAATGGACAGATGGTGACTTTGTTAGATTTAGATATGGTCTACCAGAAAAAATTGGTGGGTGGGAACAGATAACTGGTTCTACTTTAGTCGGAGCTGTTAGGGAACAACTTGTTTGGGCAGATTTAGACGGTAGAAAGTACGCAGCTTTAGGCACAAACAAAGGATTATTTATTTATTATGAAGGTGCGTTTTATGATATTACTCCTCTTGATACAGCACTTACAGGTGCAACATTCGATACTACAGATACTTCAGCAACGGTCACCGTAAACTATGTATCACATGGTCTAGATGCTGGAGACTTATTTACATTTACAAACGTAACACCACCTTCAGGTGCTGGTTATGTAGCTGCTGATTTTGAAACAAACACATTTCAAGTAGTGACTGCACCCGATGCAGATACATTTACAATTACTATGGCTGCAGCAGCAACTGCAACAACTTCTGCAAGTGGTTCTGCAGACATTAATCCATATGCAACTGTTGGTCCATTATCACAAACTTATGGATACGGTTGGGGAACAGGCTCTTGGTCAAGAGGGACTTGGGGTTCTGCCTCAACAACTTCTTCTGTTGTATTAGATCCTGGATCTTGGTCTTTAGATAACTTTGGACAAATATTAATTGCAACAGTTAAAAACGGTAAAACATTTAAATGGAATCCTATCAATGCAGATCCTAATGCTTTAACTACTAGAGCTACTGTTGTTAGCGGTGCACCAACAAAATCAGTAATGTCTATTGTTTCTGAAAGAGATAGACATTTAATTATTCTTGGAACTGAAACTACAATTGGTAATCCATCTAAACAAGATAAAATGTTTATTAGATTTTCTGATCAAGAAGATATTTCAGATTATACACCAACATCAATTAATACTGCAGGTACTTTTAGACTAGACTCAGGAGTTAAGATAGTGGGTGCAGCAAAAGCTAAAGATTATATTTTAATCCTTACAGATACATCTGCATATGTAATGCAGTTTGTAGGAACACCATTTACTTTCTCTATTAGACAAGTTGGAAGTAATTGCGGAGCGATTGGTCAACATGCAATTAAATATGTTAATGGAGCTGTATGGTGGATGGGTCAAGCAGGCGGTTTCTTTGTCTATGATGGTACTGTAAAAGCTGTTCCGTGTTTAGTAGAAGATTTTGTATTTACTAATAAAGGCGGGAACCTTGGTATTAATTACAACTCCGGAGAGATTGTTTATGCAGGTTTAAATCATTTATATAGTGAAATTAACTGGTTCTATCCTAAATCAGGGTCTGAAAAAGTTGATAGAGTTGTATCTTATAATTATGAAGAAAATGTTTGGACTACAGGTTCTATGGATAGAACATCTTGGTTTGACGCAACTTTATACGACAACCCATACGCAACAAAATTTAACGCAACAGGCACTCCAACGTTTCCAACTATACAAGGTGTAACCAATGTAAATGGGGCTTCCATATACTATGCTCATGAAATTGGTAATAATGAAGTAGATTCAACAGGAGCTAAAACAGCAATACCTGCATTTATTC